CCGAGTATCTGGTTGTGATAATATGTTTTGTACACAATGCAATACTGGGTTCAATTGGCGAACTGGACGAATAGAGACTGTGATCCATAATCCCCACTATTTCGAATGGTTAAGGCGACAAAACGCGAATGGTGAGATTCCACGTACCCCGGGTGATGTCCCCTGTCATAATGAACTTACCCACCGGCATTATTCGGAAGTTCGTATCATTCTTACGGATCGGCATCCGACCAACCCTTATTCCAAGGAATGCGGACTTCTTTTAGAACGCGTCATTCGAAATGTTCTCCACATGCGGTATGTTATCATTCCCACTTATCAACAAGGTGCACGTCATCAACGCAATGAGAGTCTGAGAATCGCCTATATGCGAAACCAAATCACTGAAGATGCCTTCAAGACTGTTCTACAACGTGATCATAAGAAATCCCAGAAAAAGCAGGAAATTCATAATGTTCTGGATATATTGTTCAATACGGTTACAGATATTATTTTCCGATTTATTACACATTTACGAGAAGCACCCGCAAATGAGTTTAGCCCTATGATCCTACAGGAGATTAATCCGATCGTGGAATATGCGAACGAATGTTTCATTGACATTAGTAAAACATATAAATCGAAGGCGTTGAGGTTTACGACCGAGTTAAGGGAAACTTAGCGGGGAAACCAAGGTTTCCCCCGCACCCCCTTCCTTCAATCAATATCTCTCCCTTTGTTAAGAAATTGGGTTCAGCACTATCCACCGGGAACCCAGGAAAAATAAATGTATTTTTCATTAAAGAACCGCGTGAGGCAAAATGGTAAGGAATAAAAATGGTTGAAGGACGGGAGGGGGTTATAGGGGGAACCACCGGTTCCCCCTAATTGAGTTCCCCCTAACAAAATAGTTTATTTTTTATATTATATAAATAAAATGAACGACTACATTCGTGCTTATGAATACGAAAAAAACGTAAATCCACCCATGCCTCGAAATCCCATTGTACAAAAAAATATCGACGAATGTGAATACGGTATAACATTCATCGATTTTTCCGAAGTTTTTCGCTCTGAATACAAAGCAACATCACCTAATTTACTCGCGAGTTTTATTAAGATCAAACCCGGTGAATTTATTCAGACAAAAAATCAAGGCGACAATAATTCTATCAACGCGACATCGCATTTATTTTTTATAATCAAAAGTTCATGCGAACTAATATTTGATCATGATTTACTATATGGATCTCCAGGTTCTATTGTCATTAGTCCAATGTTTGATTCGATAATGATTAAGAATACAGGATCCGAAGATTTATGTATTTATTATATCAATGACAGTCCTTTAATCAATTATTTAGGAAATAGACCCGTAAAGAAACTATTTAGACCCGCTGTTTATTCAGAAGAGTTCTTAGTAACGAATCTCGATAATCTATCGAATCCCAATAATAACCGAAAGGGCATTCTCTTATCCAATAAAGACACAGAGAAAATTGGCACAAATACAATTACACCTGTATTATGGGCTCTTTATAACGAATTGCCTCCGAATACGGTTCAGCGTCCTCATAGACATAATTCTGTCGCATTAGATTTATGTATCTCATGTGAAGATAGTGAAAACATTTATACTTTGATGGGTGAGGAACTGGATGAACATGGGAACATAATTGATCCCATTAAAGTGCATTGGAAAACGGGTGAAATGTTCATTACACCGCCTGGACTATGGCATTCGCATAATAATACGGGTGAAACATATGCCTATATTTTACCGATTCAAGATGCAGGATTATTATTATATCAACGCATTTTGGGTATAAATTTAACCTAATTTTTATTTATTTTTTCGTGTTTTATTACTAAAACTTTTTTTGCTTTTTTTGCTTTTCCCTTTACTTTGAAAAAACGTGGAACCTTTCGGTAAAATGGTCTCTTTGCCAAAGTCTTCATCTCGATGTAATTGTAAATCTCTTATCATAACACCCACTTTCGGTGCCCTAATAATATATTTTCCGTTCTCGTTTATTCTTACTACCCATCTATACCGCGGCTGAATCACACCCGGTAAATTTATCAAAATAGTTTTTCCAATATATTTGTTTTTCGGCATATATATTTTTATTTATATTTTATATATGCCAAGTTCAAAATGTTCCAAAAAAGGTTGTAGTTGCTCCTATATTTATACAAGGGATAGTATACAAAAGGAGTTGAATAAATCATGGAAAAGGTATTCTACACATATGATCAAAAAGACAGGTCAACAGCCGCCAACATGGGCATTTCCCGAATATGAAAAAAATTTCAAAAAAGGTTTTATGTCGAGATGTAAAAAAGAATTAAAAATATTAAATTCCAAGAAAAACAAAACGCGGAAGAGTAAATAGTCTAATCTGATATTAGTTCACGCATCAAAGGGAAAATGGTAGAAATCTGTTCCGCACACTTTACCGCTATTTCCCTATGTTCTTTTTGTGTTCCGTTTCCCGATCTCAATTGAATATAGTGAACCCAAGATCTCAATGTCCCATTCATATACATTCTTGATTTGGTCATTCCCTCCGGTAATACCGATCTCGCCTGCTCTTTCGCGATTCCATTATCTAGAGCCCATTTATAAGCTCCCGCTGCATGCTCCGACAATAATTCCTGCACGGTTTCCCATGTCTCTTCCAGTTTCGAATCCTGAGTTTCTATACTGTTTTGCCGATTTTTCGTATCTTGAAGTCGGGCTTCCCTTTTAACGAATCCTAAATCTGCTACAGCATACCTCTGTGAAAACTCCTGAAAAGAAAAAGATCGATGTCTTAGAATCTGACGTGCGATATCCCTTGTCGTTTCAATTTCCAAACATATAGAAACCATTTCCAAGGGCGACCAGTGATTGTTCTTGATCAAGTATTTGATGAGTTTCTCGTTTGTTTCGGTATTCGATTGGTTCGCCGGGTTCGATACTCGGGCACAATACGCCACCATATCTTGTAACGATTTTTGGTGTTGTTCGCCTCTCGCTTCGCTTAGTGTTGGCTGTGAATAACTGATTAATTTTACAGACATCTTTATTACATTAAAAATATGTGTTTATTTGGTTTTTAATCGTAATAATATTTCCGTGGGTTCCCACCCTATACCTCTGGTGAAATGACAATCTTTACAATAGCAACATCATCACACTGCTCTTTCTCATAATGACCTGAATATGACAATTCTGGATCTGTTAAACTATAATACATATTCCATTCCTTTGTCCAACGATCAACCGTGCGTTGCAGAATAGCTTCGCCGGGCATGTCGACGAGATCAAGTAGATCTTGAGTTACAAACTTTTCCTCCTCTCTTTCACGCAATACCATATCGAAGAACCCGTCCGAACCCAACACGATTCGAATATCATCCGTATCTTCATAAGGAATGACCGTGCGATCTGGGCAAACGCCAGTCTTTCCATCGTGTCCAAGTGCCTGGGAAAGAGCCAGCTGTACCCCATCGTTTTTATGTACAATGTAAAACGATTTTATAACACGTATTTCTGTTTCACTCACGACCTTCATATTTTGGGAATCAATCGCGTAATGAATTCGACCGGTCGTTTCCAGTCTTTTTTTTTCTTTTGGATTCCCGTACTCATGTGTCTCCGAAATGAACTCGATTTGCCCGTTTTTGAACACAACGGCTTGTGAGTCACCCACATTGATGATCTCGACATGCGTTGGGAAAATACGTGCGAGACACATGGTCGATCCCGAACACTCTCCTCGGATGCAAAGTTTAGGCGTCGCATAGTTGATATAATGAAATAGGTTTGTAGCCGGATCGTCCATGGCCATGATTTCATTCATTTTCTCGGGTTTGATGTTCCGAATGAAACGAATAACATTGTTGGTGCCATGGCCATCGAAAACTGCCGCGTATTTCACCGGTTGTCCATCGATTTCGATTTGGCCGGAAACAGTATAATCCTGTCCCTTGGACATCTGCTCGACATGCTCTGAAATAGTGATTCTTTCCATGATTGGTGGTTCTTTAGTTACTTTTATTTGGTTTTGGAAAAGCCGATCAATTTTTTGTGCTGTAATATTATATGCCTGATACAAATAAAAAAGCATCAGTTGAAACTGTATTGAAAGAAGGATCTAATGGAAAATATCCAAAAGAAAGAATCACGACGTCTCAACATAGAGAAATACAAAAAGAAATTAAAGCAGCCGCGTCTCGTAAAAAAAGTTCGAGTGGGAGACTACCGAACGGATTTTCCGCATGGGGTGGTAAACGCAAAACCTATAAAAAATCGAGGCGTTCGCGTAGTTCCAAGAAATCCTGGTTTTCTGGATTATTTAAGTGAACAACCATCGATAATGTTCCGCATTCTTTTCGAATTCCTCTCTCAACCCCGGATGTTTTTCACATTGATCCAAAATCTTTTTCGCCAAAGGTGTCGCATCCTCCGGAACGCACCTTCTCGTCG